GACATTAAGAACAACTACGGCAATAAAAAGTCTGTGATCGGTGACCTGATCGAAATGCGGTATGCAAAAAAGAACATGGGGCCAATGTTTCACGCCACCACTAACCTCACCAGTCAACAGCTAAACGATTATTACGGGGCCCGCGTGATTAGTCGATTAAGAGAAAAGTCCAACTTCATTGAGTTACCAGGTAAAGACAGGAGGCGATAATGAGAAGAAAACTATTCATTGGCATAGATCCGGGTGTAAATACGGGCTTTGCCATCTACGACCCGGCTGATAAGAGCCTGCAGCTATTCACATTTGCCATTCATGAAGCTTTCGCCAAAGTGACAGAATTAATGGGGGATAATCATCTTCAGGTTGTAATAGAGAACCCCAGCCTATGGACCTACTTTAAAGACACGAAAAAAGCAAAGGCTCGACTGCAGGGCGCGGGGTCGGTAAAGCGTGACTTTTCGGCCTGGACAGCTTTCCTAATCGATAATAAAATTCCATTTCGATCAGTGAGGCCCGATAAAACCAGAAACGCATATGCGGAAGATGCGGCCCTATTCGGAAAAATAACCGGTTATCAAAAAAGAAGTTCAGGCCACGCTCGCGTTGCCGCGATGTTAGTTTATAAAAAATAATTCACCTATGAGAGAGAAATTGAAGGCGCCGAAACAAACAATGGCCATGTTGATGTTACTGGCAGAGGATAAGGGAAGCAGGATAAAAGAAGAAAAAGAAAAGCGCGAAGTAAGAGAAGCGGTTTTGACCGGCATCCTGGCCGATGTAGCTGAAGCATTTGAGGTGCCCCTAAGTACCGTTGTAGCAGGTGACCAGCAAGAAATGACTGTATTTGTTCGCTCTATCTACTATTTCGTTGCGCGGATAAAAACGGATTATGGGATGATCCCTATTGTAAGAATAGCTGGAAGAAAAGATCACACCGGCCTTATACATCATCTAAAAAAGATTCGTGGTTACATAAAAACGCAGAATCATGAATTTATTTCCTTATGGAACCACTACCTAACCGTTTCCCAACTCTTCACCGAAAAAGACTTTTAAATGGACAGAACCATATGCCTCAGTAAACAATTGTCACGTAATCAGAAACTGGTCTATGCAACAATTTGTGAAAAGAAGCACATTAGGGCGGTCGGCCATATGATTAGAACCTGCCAAGTGCTTATGCAGTTCGGCCTAATAAAGGCTATGCCTAATTCACGCGAGCCGAACATGTTTGTCCTTAATGGCAAACCAATGGAAATTCCTGTTCACGGGAAGCTCCCGCTAAAGAAAGATGTAGTTCTTAAAGTAAAAGATAAGCCGGTAAAGCGCGGGGAGGGTTTTATTTGCGAGCTCCAACACAAGCCGATTAATTGGACTGAGACACGGCCGGCTGCCGTGTATGGCAATATGAGCCGCGAACAGCATGTAGCAAAATACCTGACAGGCAAGGTTGAAGATACCGTATTGCCGGTGAAATGTCTTTTTGATTTCCAAATGGCTTACATCGTTGCAAACTGGGAGCAGCAGCCCTCTAAAGAAATGGCCGAACACCTGAAGGTTGACGTGTTGTATGTGCGCATGTTCTGCCAGCTCAATGGTTTTGAGCCGCCTAAGAAAAAGAAGCTCGACACCTTCCACGCCATCCCCCATGAAAAGAAATTACGCATGAAGCGTGTAGGCTATAACGGACCTCAAAAAAAGACAGCATGAAAGTAATATCTCTTCTTCAGCCATGGGCATCGCTGGTTGTCATTGGATCGAAGCAAATTGAAACAAGGTCCTGGAATACAAAATACCGGGGACCTATACTTATCCACGCCAGTAAAAAATATAGCAAGGTGCAGATGAAGTTAGCCGTGGAATTTAATATGAAGCATGGCGCCGGCCTTGGCTTTTTTGAAGAACTCCCTACGGGTCAAATTATCGGCTCGGTAAATCTGGTAGAAACTTTTTCTACCGAAAGCGTATTCGCCGGGGCGGGCGGAATTGTATTTACCAAAAACTCCACGGTTGTAGTAGATAAGGAATTAAGGATGGTGAATATAACGAAAGCAGAAGAAGCCTTCGGCGATTATTCCCCTGCCCGGTATGGTTGGCTGTTATCGGACCCTGTTCTCTTTAAAACGGGCATTCCTGCAAAAGGTAGTCTGGGGATTTGGGAATATAACGGACCGCTATCTGAATAACTGGTAAAACTGATTTAAATGGAAGTCCTAAGCCTTAAAATAAAAATAGAAGGCCCTGAAGTGCTTGGTAGGGTGGATTTATCAAATATCGATTCATCCACAAAGCCCAAAGGATTGACAAAACGCCAAAGCGATAAGGCGATTGTGTTACGTGAAAGGCTTGATTCCGGATGGGGATGGTCTTTCAGGCAATTGGTAAAAAACTATAACCGATCGAAAGGTAAACCTGATTTACAAACTACATAAAAGCAATATCATGAAACTAAAAGACAAAACGAAAATTAAAGTTGCCTCCCTGCTCTATAACATTTATACAAAATGTATGATGGGTGTTCCTTTCGTATTATCCGAATTGCTCTCTGATTTGAAATTAACAGGAAATGCCGGGCCTGTAATAAAACAATTTGATCTTTTCGAACGTGTCGAAAAGGTAGAAGGCGGGTACACGTGTAAGTGGGTAAAGCCTGCTCCAAATGAAAAGTTGTTCGAAGACGTTGCTAACGCAATACGAGAATATACAAGAGAGGCAACAAAGCCAAAACAAAAGGCCCTGGCTCCGGTAAGCGAGAGGGCTGCTACAAATCCTGAAAGGGTAAACGGGCAATTAAACTTCCCCGACCTACCACCCAATATGCCAGGACCCCTTCAGGCTGTTTGCAACCTAATTATGGACAGCATGAAACAGCAAAATACATATTTAAATGCCATGGGGCTTGCAGTTGCAGACATGCAATTAAAGGTTGACAATTTGCACAGTCAGTTGAACAGTTAAAATCAGAACGCATAACCATACCCAGCGCTATATGTAACCTTTATTAACAATACCCATGACAGCCAATATATACGAACAACTATACCGCCATTTTCACCGCTACGACTACCGGCTTTCCAATTCATTCGTGTATGAGTGGGAAAGTGATTTCTTCGCGCAAAGTAGTTCAGGCTACTTCATTGAGGTGGAGGTAAAGGTTTCACGCGGGGATTTCTTCCGTGATTTTGCAAAACCGAAACACAGTCTATTCAGAGATATAAAGGCCGGTAAAAGCTTTCATATCACACATGAGCCGACAAGAGGTGGTGAAATTGGCACGGTAAAAACTGGCAAGTTGGTAACCGAATATGGAGATGTAAAGCCGTGGAATGCATTGGAGTATAATTGGCGCTCAGGTCGTAAAGACGGGAAATGGGGTTACTGGGTGAACGATTACGGACATAGTTATATAAAGTACCATGAACAACGATTATATGCCCCGGCTACGCGCATCGATATTCGACCGATCCAAGAAATAAAGTGTCCCAACCAACTGTACTACGCCTGCCCTGAAGGGCTTATAAAGCCTGAAGAGGTTCCTGATTACGCCGGCCTGATCTACATATCACATTATGCTAAAGTGATCAAAAAGGCTCCCTACATCCATAAGCGAAAGCAAAATATGGACAGCGTACTACTTAAAAAGTTCTACAACCTGTGGCAGTTTAAAACCACGTTGGCTGAAAAAGTAGCCACTGCCACCACCAACCCCGATTCAATAACCACTTAAATAGATAAGCAAAATGGACAAGAAAAAATTCTTTAAACTGACAAGTGACGCCCGCGACATCAGTGGCTGCATATTCCCTGACCTGTCCGGCGCCACAGCGTGGATTGAAAGCGAGTTGGAAGAACTTAACGAGGAAGATGGAGAAGCCAACTACACGATCACCATCGTGTGGATGACACAGGAAGAATTTGAGAACATGCCAGAATATGAACATTAGTCTTTAATCCGTGGCCTTTCTTAATTCTTTCACCTCATCAATAACAACAATGAATAAATTAAAACCGGGAACCAGCTATGACTTTAACGAAGCTGATTTGCAATTTGTATTAGAACTTGCCAAAGTAGGCCATGTTCACCTGCTTTCAAAACAAGTATCGCTCATCACCGAAAGGGGGTACGATAAAAGCGCCTCAATGAGTTTTACTGATATTATGAGCCAAGAGAAGTGCGACGGGCTGCGTTTGCCGCATAACTGGTGCATTGAATGGATTGGCAGCAGTAAGAAGGGGTTAACAATAACCTTCGGTGTTAAGAAGGTGCTTACTATTCTCCTGATCGCATTTCTCGCCTCCTGCGTTCCTGCCCGTAGCCCTTATGGTTGCCCAGGTCCTGTGACAAAAGCAGAAGGCGATACCATACACGAACAAATGCTGGTTACCATGAGGCCAATGGGCTTTGCTATCTCCCGGTTTGGCCTGGCCATAGTGCGCAACGACACCTGCCGGGCTCACTTGTATTGCGATGGCCGGGCAATTAAATCACCGGTTAAAGTATGGGATTGTGAAACTGAAAGAAAAAGGAGGACTAAGTAATGAGCGAACCTACTATTGAACAGATGAATAAAACGATAGCGGTCTTTGATGGCTATAAAATTAGCAAATCTGGTAAAACCTACAGAAAGGACAATGAAAGTTCGCCTTATCGTGTACGAGATATTAAATACCATTCATCATGGGATTGGCTGATGCCGGTATGGAAGAAGGCAGGAAAAATCCTTTTTGATATTCGAGGCGATCTAACTGAAGATAAATACCTGTGTGTGCATAGAATCACGAAGGCATTTATTTATGCCTGTCAAACAGTTGATATTGAAAGCGCCCACACGTCGGTATATAATGCAATCCTAAACATTCAATGGTACAATAAACAGAAGGAGGCCAACAATGAAACGGGTAATTAAGTTCAGGGCATGGTGTAATAAGGATGGTACTATGCTGGATTGGCTTGTGCTGTGTCAGACAGCCTTTAATACCAACGATCGATACTCATTGCTTTACGATGTAATTGTCAATCGTAGGGATTATTACGAAGTAATGCAGTACACCGGTTTGTCCGACAAAAAGGGGAATGAGATATACGAGGGAGATATAATTGAACTCAACGGTAAATACCGATATAAGGTCGTTTTTGAAGATGCAAAGTTTGTTTGCTACCATGTTACTAAAGTGGAATGGGGCCGCTGGGGTGATTTAAAACGATTGACAGACCCCGACTTTAGCGAATACCATTATGAAGTGATCGGCAACATTTACCAGAATCAAAATGAAGCGCGACTACCTTAAACACCTTGGGTTCACATTATTAACAGCAAATAAATCAAGAATGGATAAAGACGAATTAAAACTAACTAAGATAACCGCTCATGTAGTGATTGCATCAACAGATGAAAGATCAAGCGGCATAACAGGGTACTACTCTACCTACACTGCTGCGGCCATAAACACGAAGGGCGTTGGCTGGTACGGATCGGACGGGGAAGTTGAAGCGCGGACAGTATTTACTGACGGCGACCATATTTACGAAGTAAAGCGCCTCGGCAAGTTTGCTGATATATGTGAAAAAGAACGGAGTGATATGTTAGCGCGCATTAAAGACAAACTAACCCCAGAAGAATGGGAATTTTACAATCAAAATTCGAATACCAATGACAGATCAATTTAAAGTTTTATGGGCAGAAGCAACCCTGCGACGAAAGCGCCGGGGAAAAGGAGGTTAAGCCAGAAGCTCAAAAGGACGGCAGGGCCATAGATTTTATGGATTATTAACCCTAACCATACACCTAAAGAGTAATAACCATGTATAGGAAAACACCTTTTGAAGATATGAATGCCTCCATCAAAAAAGTGGAACTCGAAGAACTGGCTAAGGGCAATGCGTACCCTGTTACCGTAGTAATGGACCGGTACGGCGGCACTTATTCAGGCGCCAAATGGCTGGCGTTTAACGTAGACCCTCAATATGTGCCTGAAGAGGTTGGCGGCAGCGATCCTGAGGAAAGTATATACTGGCTGGAGCACAAAGATTCAGAATTCCCGATAGGCAAAGGCTCAACACCTGATAACGCCATTCAAGATTTAATAAAGAAACTGAAGGCTTATTATGAAACCTGGTAGCCAAATCAACCCTAATTTATAACGAACACCCCCCGCAATAACTATGGAGACCTTAAATGTCAATGTTCCTGAAAGGCTAAAGAAAATCCGCGAGCAACGCAAACTTACCCAGGGGCAAGTAGCCCAGCGCTTGAGCATTAAAAGAGGCACCTATCAGGCATATGAAGAAAGCCGCGCATTGCCACCGCTTTCGGTGTTGCTTCGGCTGGCAGTTATTTACGACGTTCATTCCCTTGATCAGTTACTTGGGATAAAACCGATCGAGGTATCTGCCGGCGACGAACTTTTTCACGCCTACCAAGCAGCAAAACCAGCCAGTAGGCAAATAGTAGACATTGCACTAAATTATAATTGCTAAAAGATTTAGTATTTTTGAAGTATGGCCAAAGGCAAGAAACCCAAAAAGAAAGCCGCGAAGAAAAACGCTAACCCCCAATCCCGTAAAGGTGTTGGGGGTGCACCGTCTAAGTATGATCCCGTCTATGCTGAGCAAGTCACTAAACTGTGCAAACTGGGGGCCACGGATAAAGAGATTGCCGATTTCTTTGATGTTGAAGAGTCGACAATAAACAATTGGAAGAAAGCCCATCCCGAGTTTATGGAGTCCATAAAAAAAGGGAAGATAATTGCCGACGCTGAAGTTGCCCACTCGCTACATAAGCGGGCCATTGGTTACCAGTACGACGAGATCACATATGAAAAGATTGGTCCCGGTGAAGAGTTGACTGAAGTAGGAGAAAACGGCATGGAAACGGTTAAAAAGGAACTGTACAAAAAGAAGGTAGTCACTAAAGAAGTAGTACCAGATGTGGCAGCGCAGAACATATGGCTAAAGAACCGGCGCGGGAAGGTTGATAAGACAGCCCAGCGTTGGGCAGATAAGCATGAGCTTACCGGTGAAGGTGGCGGTCCAATCGAGCTGGAAGTAAAACCAGACCTGACCAAACTGTCAAAAGAAGAATTACGGCAATACCTTGCCCTAACCCAAAAAGTGACCCCTAATGATAACAGCCAGGGAAATTCAAAATGAACTGGCCCGGCGTGAGTGCCTTGAATCCTCCCTTTACTTTACCCGTTATATGTTTCGGAAAGTAAAGAATGAGAAGTTTTCTGTTAATGACCATCATCAGGTTATCTGTGATGTTTTAGACAAGGTTTTTGCGGGGGAATTAACCCGTGTCATCATAAATATTGCCCCGCGCTATACAAAGACAGAATTGGCTGTAAAGAGCTTTATGAAGAAGGGGCTGGCCCATAACTCAAAGGCTAAGTTCATTCACCTGTCATATTCCGATGACCTTGCACTGGATAATAGTGACGAGGTACGCGAGGCGGTTAAGCATGAAGCATACCAAGAATTATTCCCTCACGTAAAGGTTAAGAAATCCACCGACAGCAAAAAGAAGTGGTATACTGAAGATGGCGGAGGCGTTTACGCTACCAGTACCGCCGGCCAGGTAACCGGCTTTGGTGCTGGTAAGGTTGAGGGGTCGGACCAACTCGATGATGAAGAGGATCTGTTCTTAGAGGCAATTGATGAACTTGATCAGGCATGGGATGAAACAGATGTTGATGATGGCAGGTGGCAGGACCCGTATAAACGCTTTGCCGGGGCAATAGTAATTGATGACCCCATGAAGCCGGATGACGCAGAAAGCGAGCAGGTAAGGACTAAGATTAATAAACGGTTCGATACCACTATCCGTTCGCGTGTAAATAGCCGTAAAACGCCTATTATCATCATCATGCAGCGTCTGCACCCTGATGACCTGGCGGGATATGTTCAGAAGCTGGAGCCAGGCGTATGGAAGGTTATAAGCTTGCCGTCGATTAAAGAAGATGGTACGGCGCTATGGCCAGCAAAGCATACACTAGAGGAATTACGGGAGCTTAGGCGCATTGATAAAATTACATTTGAGCGCCAGCATATGCAGAATCCCAAACCACGGGAAGGGCTGCTGTATAAAGAGTTCAGGACATATGCCACATTGCCTGAATCTGCCGCTTTTGCCAAAATTCATATTGATGTTGCCGATACAGGAGACGATAACCTATGTGCCATTGCTTATAAAAAGATCAATGACCTGGCTTATGTGCTGGATGTGATACATACAAAGGAAAGGGCCGAACAAACAGAAGAGAATGCTGCCCGGATGGCCAACCAAAGGAATGCAGAACTAGCAAGGGTTGAATCAAACAACGGTGGGCGGTTCTTTGGCCGGAACATGGAAAAGTATTGCAGGGCCGCAAAGAACCACCACACCCGTTTCGAATACTATGCACAGCGCCAAAATAAAGAATCCCGCATCTTGAACAATGCCAGCCGGGTAAACAATTACTTTATCATGCCACAGGGCTGGGAAAGCCTATTCCCTTCCTTTTATAACGAGGTGACTGGGTACATGGCCGTGGGCAAGAATGCTACAGATGACGGCCCTGATGCTCTTACTGCTATATACGAACATGAAGAGGTGCGGGCGGAAAAGAACTATAAGCGTAAGAATTGATTTTTATCAAGTATTCCCTTCCTTATCAATAAGATCTTCAGGGGCAAGGGAGATGGACGACATTGAAGCATTATTAGCTTTCTTTTCGGCTCTTTTATGTATTCGAGAAGAGATATAATCACTTATGATCCGGGTAGCTGTTACCATCAACTGGAATATTATTACCATCCCGGTTGCTTGGTGTGATGATACAGTTTTATATATAGGTTTATGGTTAGCGTAAAACGTGACTGCTGATTTCAAAAAATATGAGAAATTGTATATGTAGGGAGAATACAATACTGCTATCGCCCAGAAGGACCCAGAGAAAATCCATACAAACCATACATCAGGCCTTGATTTCTTTTCCTTAGTGAATTTGCCTGACGTGAGGATAATGTTCCATACAGAAATCGGAAAGCCTACGGAAGCTGATATCAATAGCAAATTTATTATACCAGTCTTATCATAAAGAGCCCGGTTATACTGAAAAATAAACCAAAATGGAGCTACAATAGCGGAGAATATAAAGATTGTAAAAGCAATGGCTCTGTTGCCAGGTATTTTATTAATGTCTATTGTGAACATGGCTTAAGGGTTTAGTCGATAAACATAGTAAAACTCCTGCAGAAAATTAATTTTGCTAAAAAATGTAGCAAAGCATAGATTTGTACTCACAACGCTCTTTATTTCTTATCCGCCAGGGACGGCGAAAAATTCAAAAACAATTAAAATCATTGTATGAATCCTCTTTTCGTCTGTCCTCCGGGTGCTTCTCTTGAAGCTGTTCCTTCGCAGGAATGTCCTGTTCGCTTTGATCAAATATGCAAGTTTGCATTTCAGCGGATGCAAACCACTGCATCGTTCACAACTACCACTTTGCTGGCGCAAGCCACTTGGACGCCGCTGCTGGCAGCGTCGAATGATACCAAAATCATCATATCCCCGTATGTTTCAAACTTTGTAATCCCTCGCGGTGAGGTCTTAAAAGAAGGTGGTAACGACAATACGACCTTAAACGGAATCCCCCGTCTTAATGGCCTAAGTGCCGTCTCCTGTACCGGGGAATTACAGGACATAGAATCGGCAGTGGCAGAGGCATTACGCGCCCTTGCTTCTGAATCGGCAATAATGGCTGGGTTGACAAATCTTTGGATGTATATGTTTAACCGTTTTGGTCAGATCATAACCGACATCGACAGCACAAACTGCCCTGGTATTCCGGTTTATAACGTTTGCGCGGGCGATACAGGAACGGAAGGCCTAAACAAAAGCAACATCAACAATCTGACCTTTGATCTTGCGCCTGGCTGGTCACGTAAGGTTAAAATGTTTACTCCGTCATTCAACCCGCTTACACTGTAATGACTACCAAAGTATATCTGGATTGCAAAAGCCTGGGCATAACGGGTAAGGTATTTAATATCGACCATGCCCAGGCTTTGCTGCAATACCAGGTTCGGAAGAAATTCACCGATTGGGAACTAACCCCGAAAAAAGGTTATCAATTCAAAGATGGAATTATCACTCGAACAAATAAGGGAGCGGATAAAGAACCCAGTGAACCGGGGGCCGATACAGGAAGCACAGAGGCATGAGAATCGCATCAAGATGCACACAAAGGCAGTTGATTCGAAAGATCACGCCTCGCCGTATTTCCCCCTGTTTCTGGAATGGGTAAGCAATGGCGTTAAGTTGCCCGCTGACAAATTCGACTCATTCAAAGGAATGTGTCAATTCCCTTTATTGACTACTCCTGTTTGTACTACCATCTATGAAGAATATGAAAAGATATTCGAGGCACAGGATCAGTACTTTGATGTAGAGCTGTTGGATGACAGCCTAAAGGCCGAATTCAAGGACTATTTAAAAACCATCCATGTTCATCACTTCTTCCAGAATAAAGGCTTTGAAGCCTACAAGGTGCAGCCAGCGACCATATACGTGGTTGACCTCCCGGCGATGCAGGCGACAGAACGCCCGCAGCCATATTTCTATGAGGTCGCAATAAGCCAGGTGGTAGATATAGGCATTGAACCGCTACTGGATGGCGGCGAAAGGATTGGTTGCCTAATATTCAAATCTACAGTAGATCGTATTATCGCGATCGACGATGCAGCATATTGGGTACTGCAAAAGGATGAGCAAGGGGAATATATGCTGGTATTACGCAGCCCTCATGGCCTTGGTTATACACCGGCCACGTTCCTGGTGCATAACCCTCTTTACACCAAAGAGGACAAAAGCCCTGTGGCCCGCAAAGTAATGCTAAGCAACAGCCTGTTCGATTTGGACTGGTTGCTGTTCTACAAGGTCGCCGAACGTATGTATGAGACGTACGGCCCATTCCCTATTACCACCGTGCCTGATACCAATTGCAACTATACCGATAACCTGGGCAACACCTGTAATGGCGGCCATGTTCCAACCACCGGACGCGACGGGTTGCCATCTTACTATGAATGCCCCAATTGCCGGAAGAATAACCTGGTTGGCCCTGGTACTGTGTTTACCAAGCCGGTGCCCCGATCAAAAGAAGATCCTGTGCTCGACAGCCCGGTGGACATTACCGGCGCAGATGTACTATCGCTGGAGTATATCACTGCCAAAATAGAGAAGCTGGAAGCAAAGCTGAAGAAAGATAATGTAGGCGGCAGCGACGAAACGGTTACCAAAGAGGCCGTAAACGAAAAGCAGGTGCAAACCACCGTTGAAGGCAAACGCAATGTATTGTGCCGGGTGAAAAAGGACTTTGAAAAGACCGAAAAGTTTATAGTAGACACCATGGGCAGGCTAATGTATGGCGACTACTACGTTAGCTCTACCGTTAACTATGGTGAACAATTTCTTTTATATACAGCCACTGATCTTACTGAACAATATGCTAACGAAAAGAAGGCCGGTCTACCAAATTATTTAGTAAGCCAGAAAAAAAAGTTGATCATACAAACGGAATATAAGAACAATCCGTACCAACGTCAACGGGCTGAAATCCTTAACCAGATTGAGCCGTGGCCCGACAAGTCTGATACTGAATGCCAACTTTTATCCTACCACCTTACATTCCCAGAAAAGTTTTTGTTGAAATTTGATTTTGCTAACTTTGTTAGCAGATTTGAAAGGAGTAACGGTGATATTGTTCAGTGGGGTAGCGCCATTTCATTCGATAAAAAAATAGAACGCTTAAACGAAATTTTACTTTCATATGCCAAAGCCGAAAACGCAACCGCAATCAAACTCGAACCTGCCGAGCCAGGATCAGGAGCTGGAAAATGATCTTCAGGAACAGGAAGAAGAAATAACCGAGAACCTGCCGAGCCAGGAAGAAGGTTTCTTCTATGGCAATAAAGACCGCGAAAAGAAACACAAGCTGGCTAATGATTGGGCTAAAAAGGTGTGTGTATATCAGTGCCAGATCGAGCAAATGAACGGCGGCCAGGTGGAGGTACCAAACACACACCAGTTGCAAACCTATGATCCGAAAACCTTTGAAAAACTGAGTGCTGATGAAAAAGGCAAACCCTCTTTCTTCAGCGAAAGCAAAATGAAGGTTGTAGTCCTTCACGATCCCCGTTAATTCGTGGTAAAACAAAGTGACTTGTTTAACCCCTAAATTTTTATATGGAAGTTACAATGGAATTAGTACGGGCCGCTGTAGGGAAAACGCCGGCCTTACTCACTGAGATTCTAAGTTCTTTTAAAGCTGATTTTGTAAAGGGTGCAGAAGCCGAGGGTTTGGTTGTACGTACCAAAGAACAAGATCAACAGTTCCTTACAAATCACGTCAACGCAACAGTTGCAGATCGCGTAAAGGTCGAACTGCAAAAAGAAGTCGATAAAGAGTTTGGCAACGCCATGCGTAAAATCGACGAGGAAATTAAAGCCGTTACCGGCGTAGAGAAAAAGCCCGGGGAAAAAACAACGGATTACGCTAAACGCGCCGTTGAAGAAAAGCGCCAGGGCGGTGATCCGGTTACTAAAGAAAGGGTTACTCAACTTGAACAGCTGTTGGCCAGCAAGGAAACAGAGTTCAATACAAAGCTTCAGGGAAAGGACACCTTTATTTTCAATAAGGAACTGGAATGGCAGGTTAATGGCTACCTCGACAAAGCCAACATTGCCATGCCCGTTCATCTTAAGACCGACGAGGAAAAGCAAAACTTTGTTAATCAACAAAAGGCGCTGATTCGTCAAGGGTTCCTGGGCAGCCACACGGCCAAAAGAGACGAGCAGGGGAATATCATCTTTTATGAGGGCGATAAGCCCGTAATGAGCACCAAGGACGGCAAGCCGAAAGGAGCCGGTGATATCATTGGAGAAAAGTATTCAGCGTGGTTTGTGCCATCTGGTAAAGTAGTAACAGGAACTGGCGGCGGCGGTGAAGGTTTGCCCGAAGGTGGATTTAAGAAAAAAGAAGAGATCCACGCGTACTTAGCCGCCAACGGCATTGAAGCAGGCAGTAAGGCGTATATGGATAAATTTGAAAGCCTGGCTACTGAAGCCAAAATCGATATTTAATTTCTTTCCATTTATATTCTCCTGCAAGGGCCAAAGCTGGGGAGTTTAAAAAAGGGTGAGAGTCTACCCGTTCAACAATCATTCATCATTTTTAAACTCTTTGTATTATGTCACTCGTATTAACAGCGATGGCTGAGGCCGCGATACGGTCAAAAAAAATGTTTCAGCAATATGAAAACCGCTTAAGTAATTACGGCGCTTTCATGGCTTATAAAGTAGGCGCTGATGCTTTGCTTCCTAAAGAAACAATGGAAAAGCTCAAAACCGCCCAGAACGCGAGATCATTGGTTCTGCCAGTATTAAACAAGGCGACGCTTACTGTTTTAACTGAGCGTTCTTGTACTATTACCGGAGTTGAAGCAACCAGTGCAAAACCTTCAGTTTCAGTAATAACCAGAGGTTTTGAAATTCGGGTATATCCAAAAGTTAGCGAAAACAACTACATCTCTCTGGAAGATCACTTCGCTCAGGGCATGGTTAATGGTATTCGTAGTGTATTGGCAAACCTTGATACATACGCCGGTGCTCAATTGGAGGCTAATAAAAGCACCTCACTGGCATCTACCAACCTGGATGGCGTTTCGGTAGTTGCAAACGCGTACCAGATCGCACAAGCACAGAAAGAAAAACTGTACTTCATTCTCCCTACACTTGCGGAGCTCAACGATGTTGATGGCAGTTCGCTATACAATATCATGACAACTGAAGCACGCCAGTTGATGCTGGAGTATGAAAGCAAAGCAACCGGCAACGACCAAAACCTTCGTGCTGTATTGGATGGTGAACTGCCTAGTTCTGCCGGTTATCGTCATCACAGGTCAAACCGCCTAACAAACGGGGCAGGAGTAAGCGAAACACATTATCTCGCGCCGTTTGGTTCTTTAGGGGTGTTTACCTGGATAGATAGTGATGCCCGTAATCGTCGTGGCAGTGCAACTCAAAAGGCTTACCCTTTCACTGATGGAATCATGCAGCAGGAATGGGATGTGACCGAAGAAGGAATCTGTGATGATTTGTCGGCCACATATGGTTCTACATTTAAAAGAACCTTTGGCACCAAATACCAGTTCAATGCAGATTTCGCATTCATGAACGCATATTCAAGCGACAATACCAAACCTATTCACAAGGTAGAAGTATTGGCC